GGCGCCTGGCCGCTGACAAGCGCCGTGGCCCAGCGCCCCCGCAACCCACGCCGACCTATCCCGTCCAGCGGCACAGTCGATGGGTGGGTGTGGAGCAGGGATCCGAGGCATGGCTGGCCTATCAACGTGAGCTGGCGGCGTTCAATCGACCGGTGTATGACACCTGGGCCGGACGGCGGGAGTGGTAGCGATAGCCTGCGCACTTCTCCAGTCTGCACAAAAGTCCTTGCCTTGAGTTCGCGATTCATGGCAAAATAACGCCGGCTGCCGATGTCGGCAGTCCCTTGTCGTTGTCAGGCGGAGGGGCATGTCCGACAATCTCGCCATTACACCTGGCTCGGGGGCGACCGCTGCGGCTGATGACGTCGGCGGCGTCCTCTACCAGCGCATTAAACGCAGCGTCGGCGCGGATGGCTCCGCCACCGACTTTCTCGATCAAAAGACCGGCACCGATACCTATACGACCACGGTCGCCGGCACCGCGCGTGATGTCTCCGCGCAGGGCATGAGCCGCTTCGGGCTCCAAGTCAAACAGACCGGCACCGTCACCTCCTGGACGGTGGATCTCCAAGTCAGTCTCGACGGCACCAACTACGTCACGGTGATGTCGCATACGAAAGCTGGTGACGGGGATGGCGCGATTATCTGGACGGGGGCGGAGCCACGGCCGGCGTTGTATTTCCGGTCGAACTGTAGCGCGTTGACCTTGGGCGGCGGCGGAGCAGGGACCGGCGGCCTGATGCTGACAGGAGCGGGCCACTAGTGCTGTTCCTGTTCAAGTCGGAACCCGCCGTGGTCACGCCCGCGACACCGGGCGGCTTGTTCCTGTTCATGCTGTTGGGCGGCTTCTACGGCGGCACGGCGACCTCGAGCGTGTTCCGTCGGGTCATTGGCTTCACGCGCAGTGGCTCGAGAAGCATCGACCTGGAAGGCTAGCCCATGACCATCCTCGAACTCTTGCAATCGATTGAGTGGGAAGGCGATCCCGTCCATCACGTCTGCCCGAGTTGTCAGCAGATGAAGATGGTGGGCCATGCCAAGGGATGCGAGTTACTGCACGCGATAGAGTTTGCCCGAGCGCCATTTGTCCCATACGAGGCAAGAGTGGTGGTGCCGGCGCTCGACCATCGCACCAATGCCGAGCTGTTGGCGATGATTGCGGACGCGCACGAGGTGTATGGTGCCTGAAGGCCGACTCCAGCGCACGCGGCAGGCGTATCAGGAGCGACTCACGCCAGGTCAAGCCTTAGCAGAGCGCCGCTATGAGGAAGGGTGGAAGATTTTCTACGGTCGTAATGTCGCTGCCTTTAGTGAGGTGCCAGCCGACAAGGCGCGAGAGCTTCGTGCCGTCTATGACGAGCTGATGGGTCGAGAGCCCAAATCCACACAGTAAGCGCGAGTATGCCGAAGTTTGGACCCAATAATCCACCGCCGGGGCGCAAGGGTCGGCCCAATAAAGCCACCGCCAATGCCCGTGAGGCGATTGCGCGGCTGGTGGATGGCTTCTCGCCGCGTCTGGAGGAATGGCTAGAGGAGATTTACCAGAAGGAAGGCCCACAAGCGGCGTGGCGCTGTTTCTCGGATGTCGTGGAGTATCACATCCCGAAGTTGGCGCGGACTGAACTGACCGGGAAGGATGGTCAGGATCTCACGGTCAACGTGGTGAAGAAGTGGTAGTGGACCTGGGGTATGAGCCGCGCCCCCAACAGGTGCGGATTCATCATGCCCTCGAGGCGCATCGCTGGGTCGTCGCGGTCTGTCATCGGCGCATGGGAAAGACCGTCTGCGCGATCAACCACTTGGTCATGTCGGCGCTGGAATGCACCAAGCCGAGACCACGCTACGCCTATATTGCGCCGACCTATCGACAGGCCAAGTTGATTGCGTGGGATTACCTGAAGGCGTATACCAAGCCGATTCCGCGTGTGGAGCATCGGGAGTCGGACCTGATTGTGAATCTGCCTGGTGATCGGCGGGTGCAATTGTTCGGCGCGGACAATCCCGATGCCTTGCGCGGCCTCTACTTCGATGGCGTGGTGTTCGATGAGTATGGCTTACAGCCGTCGAACATCTTTACCGAAGTCGTCAGGCCGGCACTCGCGGATCGGCAAGGCTGGGCGCTGTGGTTGGGCACGCCGAACGGGAAGAACCAGTTCTACGACGCGAAGCAGCAGGCGATTGGCAACGATGACTGGGCCTTTCTCGAGTTCAAGGCGTCCGATACCAAGCTCATTCCTGAGCACGAGTTACAAGCCGCTCGCGCCGTCATGACGGAGGACGAGTATCGGCAGGAATGGGAATGCTCGTTTGAAGCGGCCGTGAAGGGCGCCATCTTCTCGCAGGAGCTGGAGCAGTTGCGGACGCAGGAGCGCATCACGTCAGTGCCCGTCTCGCGCACGTTGCCCGTCCATACGGCGTGGGATTTGGGCGTCGGCGATGCCTGCGCGATCTGGTTCGTCCAGACGCTCAAGAGTGGCGAAGTGCGCGTGGTGGACTTCTACGAGGCCAGCGGGGAAGGCTTGCCGCACTACGCCAAGGTGTTGCAGGAGAAGGGCTACGTCTACGGCACGCACTACGCGCCACATGACATTCAGGTGCGGGAACTTGGCAGCGGACGGTCTCGGATTGAAACGGCCGCGCAGCTTGGCATCAACTTCAAGGTCGTCCCGAATCTGCCTATCGAGGACGGCATCCACGCGAGTCGGATGCTGCTCGCAAGCTGCTGGTTCGATCGCGACAAGACGCAAGCGGGCCTCGAAGCCTTGCAGCATTACCGGCGCGACTACAACACGCGGCTCAATGAGTTCAAGGCGGTCCCGGTGCATGACTGGGCCAGTCACGCGGCGGACGCCTTTCGGTATCTGGCCGTCGCATTGAAGGAGCAGCCAGCGGTGCCAGTGCTCTCGTCGATGCGGCAACCGTTGGCGTCAGGATGGATGGGCGCATGACCGCTGAAGACCTCGCCGATCGCTTGGTGGGCAGCGGCAAACCCATCAACAGCGAACGGATTGCCAAGTTTGCGCGGCATCTCCAGTCGCGGCAGCACTTGGAGGACACGTTGGCCTGTCTGACGGATGAGCAGGCCGAGGCGGTGCGGGCATTGATTGAGCCGTATCTGCGGAGGTTGGTGTAGTGGGCTGGCTGTCTCAGCAGCTCGTCGCCTGGCAAGAGATCCTGCTCGGCTGCCTCTTGCTGGTGGTGGGGTTGTTCGCGGAAGACTGGATTGACGAGTGGCGGAAAAGGACGCGCGGATGATACGAGACCTGACCGAAGCCGAACAGACCGCGCTGAAAGACCGCTGGAAGTCTGCGGATGGCGCCTACAGCGAACAGATCACCAAAGAGCTTGATGACCTGCGCTTTGAGTCGGGCGAGCATTGGGATGAGGCAGTCAAGCAGGAGCGCGATAGGTCAGGGAAGCCCTGCCTGACGATTGATTTGCTGTCAGGACCGACTAAGCAGGTCTTGAATCAGGCCCGCTCGGCCCGTCCTGGGATTGTGGTCAATCCACGTGGGGACGGGGCGACACAGGAAACCGCGCAGCTCTGGCAGGCCATCCTCCGACGCATTGAGACGAACTCGAACGCGGACTACGCCTACACGTGGGCGAGTCAACATCAGGTCAAGATGGGCCGGGGCTACTGGCGGATTCTGCCCTATTACGTGGCGGAGAGTTCGGACGAACAAGACCTGAAGGTGTGCTGGATTGACAACCAGCACAGCGTGTTCCTGGACCCCTCAGCCAAGGAGCCGGACAAGTCCGACGCGCGGTGGGCATTCGTCTATGACGACCTCACGATGGACGACTACAAAGCCCGCTTTGGCGAGTCGTCTGTAGCGGCCCACAACGGGCTGTTTGGTGTTGGATCATCGGCTCCGCCTGATTGGTTGACCAAGGAGCGCGTCAGGATCGCGGAATACTTCTACATCGAGGAAAGCTCGAGAACCCGCCACACGCTGAGCGACGGCACGTATGTCTGGGATGACTTGCTCGAGCGCGGTCCACGCAAGCGGGTGAAGGGGAAATACACCAAGGGCGATCCGCTGCTGCCTGAGGGGCAGTCCATTGTCCGCTCGCGTGAGATACCCAAGCGCACGGTCAAGTGGATGTTGACCAATGGCGTCGAGGTCTTGGCCGAGACGACGATCCCCGGTCGGCACATTCCCATCGTGGAGATTGTCGGCGAGCGCCGGAACATCGGCGGGAAGGTGGACTATCGCGGCCTGGTGCGGATGGCGAAAGACCCGCAGCGCCAAGTGAACTACATGGAGTCGGCCTCCACCGAATCCGTAGGTGTTGGCGCCAAGTCGCGGTGGTTGGTCGCGGATACACAGATTGCCGACTATCAGGACATGTGGGCCACGGCGAACCGCAAGAACTGGGATGCCTTGGTCTACAGCCCGCAGTCGGTCGGTGGGTCCATGGTGCCGCCCCCGATTCCGATTGACCGCGAGCCGCCGATTCAGGCCACCACGATGTCGGCCCAGCGGGCGTCGATGCAGCTTCGAGCGATTCTCGGCTACGTCGATGTCTCCATGAACGAGGCTGGGCCGGAGGGTGCAGCCGCCTCGGGTCGGGCCATCAACGCCCGCAAGCTCCAACAGGAGATGCAGGCGTCGGACTACATGGACAATCTGGGTCGAGGCATTCGCCTGACGGCCAAGATTCTCTACTACATGGTCCGCGAACTCTACGACACGCCGCGCTTGCTCCGCATCAAGGGCGCCGACGACAAGGAGCGCGACATCATCACGCATTTGGGGCCGGAACAGCAGCAGCAGGCGATGGCGATGCGAACGCAGGCCGTCCAACATGTGTTCGACTTGCAGGCGGGGGATTACGACTTCGCGTTCACGGCGGGCAAGTCCTACCAGAGCCAGCAGCAGGAAGCGACCGACGCGATGGGGCAATTGTTCACGGCCGCCCCGGAACTGGCGAAGGTGGGCGCCGACATTTGGGTCCGCAACATGACGTGGCCAGGCTCCTACGAGCTCGCGGAGCGGCTGAAGAAGGCCAATCCACTGGCGCAGGATGACAAGGAGCAGAACATCCCGCCCCAGGTCCAGCAGCGGCTCCAGGCGCTTGATCAGTATGCCCAGATGGCGCACGAGCAGATTCAGCAGCTCAACCAGATGATCTCGGAGAAGCAAGCCGAACTGGATACCAAGAAACTGATTGCGGCGGCGGAGATTGAGGCGAAGAAGGAGATCGCCGCCGCGCAAGAGGAAACCAAGCGGCTGATTGCCAATCTGGAGGTGGAGAAAGCCTCGGCGCTGGCGATGCTGGAAGGGCAGCGGGCGGAGCTGGAAGCGGCACGCGCCCACGCGCATGACATCGGCATGGAGTCGATGCGGGCGGTCCATCGGGCGGCGGATACCGTGCGGAAAGAGCAGGAACGGCGCAAGTCCATCACGTTCAAGCGGGGGCCGGATGGGGCCATTGAAGGCGCGACCGTCGAAGGTGAAGCGCCAGAGGCCGAAGGAGCGGAAGCCTAATGGCGATCACGCAGGCAATGTGCAATTCGTTCAAGACGGAGATTCTGTCCGGGACGCATGTCTCGACGGACGTCTACATGATTGCCCTGTATACCTCAGCGGCAACGCTGAGCAAGGCGACCACAGCCTACAGCGCGACCAATGAGGTGAGCGGGACGGGCTACGTGGCTGGTGGGCAGACGTTGGTCGGCTTTACGGCCGCCTTAGACACGGATACGGCGTTCATCGACTGGTCTACCGATCCCTCATGGGCCAATTCCACGATCACCGCGCGTGGGGCGCTCATTTACAACAGCACGCGCAGTAACAAGGCGGTCGCGGTGATTGATTTCGGCTCGGACATCACGAGCACGAATGGCACGTTTACCGTCCAGTTCCCGTTGCCGGCAGCGGCGACGGCGCTCATCAGGATTGCCTAGTCATGGCTGACGGACTCTTCTACAACGACCTGCGCGAACCGTTCATCTCCGCCGACATCTCTGCCGTGACGTTGAGCACGACGGACTTGGCGCTCTATCCGGCGTCAAACTTCCCGGTGTTGGGCGGTCAGTATTGGGCGCGACCTGGCAAGAAGATGCGCATCCGGATGTTCGGCAAGATTACGACGGCCGCGACACCTGGCAATCTCACGTTTGACGTGTATTACGGCAACGGCGGGAACGCCAACGGCACGATCATCGTCTCGTCGGCCGCACAGACGCTCGTGGCTGGACAGACCAATCTGTCTTGGTGGCTGGATCTCTACGTGCATTGCCGCACGACGGGCAGCACGGGCACGTTGTTCGCGACAGGGAAAGCCTTCTTCAATACCTCGGTGATTGCGGCCGGCACGTTTCTGCTCCCGGCCTCAGCGGCAGTGGCCTCAGGGTCGGTCGATTTGACGGCGGCGAACATCATCAGCGTGCAGGCCAAGCGGTCAGGCTCGACAGCGGAGACGATGACCGTGCAGGATCTCGAGGTCACGTCCCTGAACTAGTCCGTGCGGAATAACCAGAATCCCCTCCTGTTCCCGCTGACACGCGGGAGACGGCCGCATCCGATTCCCCTGCAGGGCCTCCTAATCCTGCCTGGGTCGGATGGGCTGATTGCCGTCTCTGGCGTCAGTGCGACAGGCGCCATCGGGACGGTCGTCGTCAGTGGCGGGGCACTCAAAGCCGCAACAGGCGTCTCGGCCACGTCTGCCATTGGCACGTCGACGGCTAAGGCTGGCGCGTTCAAAGCCACGTCAGGCGTCAGTGCGACGAGTGCGATCGGCACCGCCACAGAGCAGGCGGGGGCGCTCAAGACGGTCTCTGGCGTCTCCAGTGCGTCCAGTGTCGGCAGCACGACCGAAACGGCGGCAGGGCTGTATGCCGTCTCTGGGGTGTCGGCCTCGAGCGCGGTCGGCACGGTCACGGCTAGTGGTGGGGGTGCCTCGCAGGCCGCCACGATTGCCGTCGTCGGCGTGGTCGCCTACAGTTACAGCGGCAATCTCACGGCGCTGGGCGAGGGCGTCCCGTGGTGGGTCTTTGCCAATCAACAGCGGATCGGTATTGCCCCATTCCCTGAGCAGCACGAGTCGATTGCGGCACAGGCAGACCTGAAATGGGGTGCGAACGCCCATTGCCGGGTTGGTCGGGTTACGGCTGTCGGTCAGACGAACGCCCTGCCGATCGGTGGTTGCGTAGCACGGTCTGCGGTGGGCAGCGTGAAGGCAAAAGGCGTGCGAAACCCGACCGAGGACGAACTGGCGACGATTCTCTTGTTGGCGGCATAGAGGAGGACGATGCGGATTAACGGCACGATGGGCAATCGGGCAGACCTGAAGAAAGCCATCAAGCAGCAGGGCGCAGCGGTCAACACGACCATGGACGCCGTGATCCAGTTGCATCACGGTGTCGATCAGCTGACGCAGCGGGTCGATGCGCTGGAGCAGGACCGCGAACGACTCAAAGGGGCTTTGGCGCGGTTGCGTTGGCTGATGGTGGGTCGATGATGGACATTCTCACCGCAGACGAGGAGCGCGAGTGGTTCTTGTCGCTCGGCAAGACCACGAAGCAACGTCGGGCGATGGTGACGGAGCTCTTGGACCATGCCTATGAAGACGGCATGACGCCCTACGACAAGGGCGTCTGTGCGCGGTGGCTGTGGTTGACAGGGAAGCCCTATCGCCAGCAGGAGGCGGCATGAGTACACAACTAGAGCGCATGACGCAGCGAGTGGCAGAGATTATTGCTAGTAAGTTAATCCGACCGCTTCGGTTTGTCGATGAGGCCATCGCCTTCGTCCCAACGCCTCAATTGACACAGGTGCAGTCGATCGTGGTCGATTGGGGTGCCGACGAATCCATCCTTGACTCCGCCGCGCTGGCGTTGGCCGAGGCTCTCTTGCGTCATGGCGCGGTCCAATGTCGGGACATGCCGGCCATAAGATTGGGCGAGACAGTCGCCGGGTGCGCGTTTTACCGCGACAGCCAGGCCGGGTTGTCGGTGCGTGGGCTGGAGCTGGAAGAATGGATGGTATCAACACTGACAGGCGGTCCGGCTGACGTGGCGGAATTCAGGCATGTCGCTCAATTCGACGTGCTTTATGGGTGCAAGTAGTGTGACCACGCGGTTGATTGCCAGCCTCTCGGCCACCACCGGGACCGACTCAAAGGGGCTTTGGCGCGGTTGCCGACATGGGGGATCGGTGACATGTCCACGCGACTAATGGCTGCATTGGCTAGAGAGTTCGGCATTAGTGAAACCGAAGCGCAGCGAATAACCAATCGCACTGCGTTTGCGATTGGAGAGCAGATAACGATGCCCGATCTGCTGATGCGCCTCTATACCGAACGCTATACCGGATCACTGGTGCTGCACTTCGGCCAAGGGATTGCCCATGCGGCTGAATTTCCGCAGCCACCGATCCGAATCCTCCTTGACAGGCCCCAGAAACGCACGTAGCCTTGACACGGTAGTGTAGACTCCGCGCAGCTACGGGCGCGGGTCGCAGAACAACTTCATAGCCTGACGGTTGCCCCGCGCGAGCGGGTCACCAACACAAGGCCGGTTCCAGACGCATCTGCGTTTGGGCCGGCCTTTTTCTTTTGGTCTGGAGACGCATGGAAGCAACGGAAACCGCGCCCGCGACGCAGCCGATTACGGCCGCGACACTTACGCTGCGCGAACAGGCTGAACTCAACGACGCCAAGACTGACGCGATTCCTGTCGAAACGAAGGCCGCAGAAACGCCTGCGGCGCCAGTCGTAGACGAGGCTGCCGCGACAGCCGAAGCCGACAGCCTGAAGCCGGATGCCGAGTTGTCTGAGGCAGGCCGGAAGCTGCGCGCCTCGAGACTCGACGCCCGAAAGGCCAAGCTCCAGACCGAAATCAGCGAACTGAACGAGCTGCTGCGCCAGCGCAAGGAATTGCGCGAGCAGATGGCCGTGGTTCAGCCTCCGCCCGCTGCAGAATCGCGCCCTGCGGCACCGGCGATCGACCCGCGCGACCCGGAACCCACCTACGAGAGCTTCGTCGCGGCCAATCCGAACCATGCCGACCCCTACGCGGGCTATCTCCGCGCCCAGGCGGCGTGGGATCGACGGCAGGAAGCGAAGCAGGAGCACGCCGCGCGTCAGCGTGTGGCCGAGGAGCAGTCTGTCTCACAGGCGATTTCGACCTATCAGGGTCGCGCGCAGGTGATGCGGGAGCAGTTCTCGGACTTCGACGCGGTAACCGACCCCTTTATCGCCCAATACGCCCAGCATCCGTCCTCGCCAGCCATTGCCGCCTTTGTGGCGAGTGATGCGCTCGGCCCGCAGGTGCTCTATCACCTTGCGACCCATCCGGACGCTGTGAAGGACGTATTGGCTCCTGGCGTGAACCCGTTGGTCGCGCTGGGCGAAGTCAAAGCGACGGTGCGTGCGGCGATGGCGCCGAAGCCCGTTCCCACATCACAGGCCCCGGCGCCCCCGTCCGTGACGGTGGGCTCGGGTGCTCAGCCCACCGACGAGTCGGCCCGGTCCCTCAAGGAGCATGTGCGCCTGCGGGAACGCGAGGACCGTGAGCGTCGGGCGAGGTAATCATGGCATCAGTTGTCACTCCACAGTGGGTGGTCAACGAGATCGCGTATCAGTTCCTCAACAGGTGCGTCCTGGCGAAGAACGCGAACCGCTCGTATGACTCCCAGTTTCGCGTGAAGGGGGCGAAGGTCGGAGCGACCATCAACGCCCGCCTGCCGCAGCGGCCCCGTGCGGCCTCTGGCGCGCAGTTGAACAAGCAGCCCGTGATCGATCAGGTGACGCCGATCAGCATCACCGACCAGACCAACATCGGGCTCGAACTCTCCAGCTACACCCTGACGCTGGAAAAGTCCGAGATCATGCGGACCTGCATCATCCCGGCGGCCAATGCGCTCGTGCAGGACATGGAGAACAAGGGCTTCTCGCGGCTCTACAAGAAGATCCCGAACTCCATTGGCTCCGTGGGTGTGTCCCCGACGGCGGGCCTCACGTATTCGCAGGGCAACGCCAAGCTCGTGGACATGAACGGCAACAACCGGGATCTGGTGGCGATTCTGTCGTCCGACCAGAGCGCGGTGATTGCCGATGCCCAGAAGGCGTATTTCGCGCCGACCGGGGCCATTAGCTCGGCGTTCACCAAGGGCCAGTTCGGCGGCCCGGCGTATGGCATCGAGAAGTGGTTCAGCTCGCCGAACGTGGCGGTGCATACCACGGGCGCCACGACCACGGCGACCCCGATTGTCAGCGCCTCGGCCAACGTCGTGGAAGGTGCCACATCCCTCAGTTCGACCGGGTGGGGCTCGGGCAATACGACCATCCAGGAAGGCGACTGGTTCACGATGGCGGGCGTCTACGAGATCAACTCGGCGACGTTTACCAGCACGAACCGCCTGCGGCAGTTCACGGTCACCCAGACGACCACGGATAGTTCGGGCACGGTGACGCTGAACTTCTATCCGCCTCTCTACGCCGCCGCCACGCCGCTCCAGAACGTGACGGCGCTGCCGGCGAACTCGGCGGTCATCACCTACCTCGGCATGTCGGCCGGTGGCTCGCAGACGGCGACCACGAGCCGTCAGGGCCTCATCTTCGCGGAAGACTCGCTGGTCCTGGCGATGGCCGACGCGGAGGACGTGGACGCCCCGGTGTGCGTCTTTGCCCGGGATGAAGAGCTGGGGATCAGCATGCGGCTGACCAAGAGCTTCGACATCTCGAATGACAACAACCTCGCACGCCTCGACATGTTCTGGGGCTGGAACGCCATCAGGCCGGAATGGACCTGCTTGCGCGTGCAGGGAGCCTAAGCCATGTCTATCGCACAGCTCTCGAGCACGACTCTGAACACCACGGGCGGTATCGACGCGCGGCAGACGCGCTTCGTGCTGACCTCGACCTCGAACATCTACGGCGTCGGATCGCTCGTCGCGGGTCAGGGCCAGTCGGTCCTGGTCATCGACGACGAGAAGATGCTGGTTCAGTCCATCCCCATCTCGGGCACCGTCGAGGTGATTCGCGGGGTGGATGGGTCCAAGGCCAAGCCGCACGCGAACAGCTCCACGGTGTGGTTCGGCTCCAAGGACAAGTTCGGCGCGGCGACCGAAGGGGGCTATGTCGGCCTCATCGGCACGGGCGGCACGCCGGACGGCATCCTGCCCACCTATGGCGTTCCGGGCACGCGGCGGGCGGTCGCGGGCAAGGAATACGTCATGTGCAACTTCGACACCACGGTCCATACGGGCGTGACGGTGTCGATCAGCAACGATGGCAACTACACGGCCACGGTGCTGGTGGCGGGCTTCCAGGGCTCCGTCGGGGTGGTCGCCGAGCAGACCTCCACGTCGGATCAGTGGGGCTGGGTGCAGGTGTATGGCGCGGCCAACGCGCAGGACGCGAGTGCGACGAGCGGTATCACGTCGGCCTATGTGCCGATTGTGGCCGCTTCGGTGTCCTCGCCGAATGCCGGCATGACCGCCGTCATCAATACCACGTCCACGGCCCAGCGGTACATCTACAACATGTTCATTACCGCTGATGCAACGACCAACGTGACGTCGGCCGTCTCACACACGGGTGTGGGTCTGCCGGTGTTCCTGAACTACCCCTACGTGCTCGCCGCGGCGAGCGACCTGGGGCTCTCGTAGTATGGCGGTGGCCCTGACGCGGGCGGAAGTGGCGGGGGTGAAAGTCCCTCGTCCACCAATGGCGGGTCAGGGCCGCCTCCGCAAGATTGGCTTTCTCGGCTCACACGAAAAGAGCCTGAAGTTCGCGCCCTGGGACGATCCCTCCTGGGAACTGTGGGGGCACGCCAGTTCACGCGGCATGTTCCAGCGCGAGCCGGATGTGTTCTTCGACCTGCACCGCAAGGAATGCTGGGCGAAGTCCAACAACAAGGGGCAGAAGTATCTGCGGTGGCTGGCGACCTGTCGGACGCCTATCTACATGCAGGAGCGATTTCCAGAAGTGCCGGCGTCGATCGCCTACCCGTTTGAGCGCGTCTCGATGGGCATGGCGCGCAAGTATTTCACCTCGCATGTCGCCTACATGATTGCGCTGGCGTTGACGGAAGGCGTGACCCATCTCGGCTTCTTCGGCGTGAACTACTCGCCTACTGTGAATACGGCACGCAGCGGGGGAGCACGGAGTATTGGATGGGCCGCGCCGAGGCGCTGGGCGTGCATCTGGTGATGCCGGAGACCTGCACGCTCTTGGCCGACCCGAAAGAGCTGTACGGCTACGAGTCGCACGACGAGCACGGCAAGCTGGTCCATGCCTACACGAAGCGGGTCTGGACGCGGGACCGCGTGGAGACGGCCAAGACACTGGACAGGCACGGCCTCGAGGTGATGCCAGAGGACATTCGCCGACAGGTGGAGCTTGAGACGTTGGAGACGCCTCGCCCACCGGAGTGTGCGATTCGCCCGTTGAGTGAACTGGTGGGGGCGTGACGTGGTGGCGGCTGATTTGGCGGAACTGGTGGATGCCAGCGTGGCGGGTGGGGCACCTCTTGACCGTCGCACGCTCCTGGCGGTCCTCGACCTGCTTACCGAGGCGCGCAAAGAGTTTGGGCCGTTGAGTGCGGCCAGCGTCACCACGGTGCAGCATCGGATTGCACGACTGTTAAGGGAGACATCGACTCATGGCTGACGCGGGCTATTCACGCTTCGTCACGATTACCAAGTCTGACACGCTGGACATTGACGGCAACGACACCACCAAACCGATGCAGATGTCCTCACTGCCGGATGGGATCATCGTCAATGCGTCAGCCGCAGGAAAGACGGCGATCCTCATCGATGTGGCGGGCAATTCGACCACATTGACGGTGCAGGCGGCGGGCTGTTTCTTTCTGCCGCTGCGCGTGCGTCGAGTGGGTGCCAGCTCGACGGCGGAATCGTTCATCGCGGTCTATCGCTGATGGATCAGGATTACGACATCGCCTGCTATCCACGCTGGCGGTATCACCGGACGTTGCCAGCCGTGATTGTGCCTGACGTGGACGCGGATCGGGCGTTGGGGCCGGACTGGGCCGATACCCCAGCCGCGTTCTATGCCTCAGAGCACACGCCGGAAGTCTCGGTGATGGAGCCGCGGCGGCGCGGACGGCCGAAGCGGGAGGTCTAGATGGGCTGCTATCTCAAGCAGAACAACACCGCAACACCGCTCTACTTCCTGCTCGTCTCGTCCTCGGACCACATTACCGGGGCCACGGGCAAGACGCCGACCGTTACCATCCTGAAGTCGGGCGCGTCGAGCTTTACCACGCCTGCGGGCGCGGTCACGGAAATCGGGAACGGCCTGTATCAAGTCGCGGCCAATGCGACCGATGCGAACACGCTCGGCCCGTTGATGCTGCACGCGACGGCGACGGGCTGCGATCCGCGCAATGACGAGTTTGAAGTCCTCCAAGACCTCACGGCGGCGGCGGTCGCCCTGTCGCCGTCCAGCACGGCCACCACGTCGATTACGGCGCGGACACTGGTGCATGGGGCGATGCGGCTCTTGGGGGCGTTGGCGCCAGGGGAATCCGCGACGGCATCCGAAACGTCGGATGCCCTCTTTACGCTCAATCAACTGATCGATGCGTGGGGTGCCGAGCGCGTCTTGGTGCCAAGTACGACCCGGACGACCTACAGCCTGACGGGTGGGACGGCGAGCTATACCATCGGCCCGGGTGGGACATGGAATCAGGCGTGGCCCAATTGGATCGCGAAAGCGGGCCTGATTTACACCGCGTCCAGTGTCAGTTACGAATTCCCGCTGGAGCCCTTGACGCTGGATCGGTATGCGGGCATCAGTTACAAGTCCGTGCAAGCGCCGTTTCCGACCTCGTTCTACTACGACCACGCCTATAGCAACGGCTTGGGCACGGTGACGCTCTGGCCGGTGCCGAGCGGGACACAGACCGTCTCGATTGCGCTCTATACCTCGGCCACGCTGTCGCAGTTCGCGTCCTTGGATACGGCGTATGCCTTTGCCCCGGGGTATGCGCGAGCGTTGCGCTACAACCTCGCCAAAGAACTGCTCGCGGAATATCCCGCTGGGCTGACGGCCCCGAAGGTCGAAGGCATCGTGCGGATCGCAGGAGAAAGCAAGCTGGCGATCGCCAAACCCAACTACCGGCCGCGTGAATTGACCTGTGAACCGGCACTGCTCCAGCCGCGTCGCTCTGGATCGGGCCACTGGTCAATCCTGTCGGACGCGCCGAACCGCGCATGACCCCTCTGCGCGGATTTATCGGGCCATCGGCGCAAGGGCAGTTCACGGCGGTCAATGCCGAGCGGACCGTGAATTGGTATCTGGGAAAGGCGGCGATTGCGGGCGGCACCCCTCGTTCGGCGGAATGGTTGCTCGGCACGCCGGGACTGGTCGCGGTCGGCACGGCGGGGACGGGCCCACATCGGGCGGCCTTTCAGCAGGATGGCCGCTCGTTCCTGATTTCCGGCACCGGGTTCTATGAGTTCTTCTCCGATCATTCGGTCACGCTGCGCGGCACGGTGGCGGCTGGCACCGACATGGGAACCATCGTCAGCAATGGCGATGCGGGCGGCCAATTGCTGGTGGTGGTCGGGGGCTACGGCTACGTCTATAACAAGACCACGAACATCCTGACGCAGATTGCCGATCCAGACTTCCCGCAGGGCACGGCCTCGATGTGCTGTTTCCTCGATGGCTACGGGATCGTGCTGCAGTCCAGCGCCTCCACGTTCCAGATTTCGGCGCTCGAGGATTTTACCTCCTGGGATGCGCTCGACGTGGCGCAGAAGTCCCAAACGTCGGATCGACTGGTGGCGTTGGCGGTGGACTTCGACCACAAGGTCTTGTGGTTGTTCGGCAGCCAGAATACCGAAGTGTGGTGGGATGCGGGCGGCACGTTTCCATTCGAGCCGGTGCCCAATTCCATCATCTCCCTGGGTCTGTCCTCGCCGTTTGGCGTGTCGCAGCCCACCGAGGGTATTGTCTGGATTGGCGAGAACAGCGACGGCGGGCGGGCGATTTGGAGCGCGCAGGGATCGGCTTCCAAGCGGGTGAGCACGTCGGCTGTGGAAGTCGCGCTCAGTGACTATAGCACGGTCAACGACTGTTCGACGTTCGAGTATATCTGGCGCGGGCATGTGTTTAGCGTCTTCCTGTTTCCGACCGCCGACGCCTGCTGGGTCTACGACAACACGACCGAGCAATGGCATGAGTGGCTGTCGTGGAATGTGCGCGACGGGGACTGGCATCTCCCACTGGCGCGCACGCACATCTTCGCGTTCGAGAATCACTACGTTGGATCGGCGACGGACGGCACGATTTATGAGCTATCGGCCAATACCGCAGCCGATGGCAGTCAGACGCTGCGCCGGTTGCGTCGGTCGCCGCATGTGGTCGGCGATGGCTCCTGGATCACGTGCCATCGCTTGCGGTTTGACTTCCAGTCTGGTGTCGGCACGAGCGGTCAGGGGGCCACTCCGCAGGCGATGGTGCGGATCTCGCGGGATGGTGGCAAGACGTTCGGCGATGAACGATGGGTGCCGCTTGGGGCCACAGGTGCCTATACCACACGCGCGGAACTTCGGCGGAATGGCCGATGGCGCGATGGCGTGATCGAGGTGGTGGTCACCGATCCTGTCGTGACGGCGATGGTTGGCGCGTGGGGCGACTTTGAAGGGGCCGCCGCATGAGCAACATCTATATCCCCAAGGATCAACTACTCGTCGATCCGCAGACCGGCGCGATCAATTTCGGCTGGCTGGCGTTCCTCAAGACGCTGAGTTCGCGGATTGTGAGCGTGGCCTGGTCCACATTGAATTTTACGGGATCTAGCCTCGCCGATTTGGCCGTCCGCAGCGCGTCGGACTTGAGTAGCGGCACCGTGCCCCTGGCTCGACTGTCGGGGATTACGACCTCGCAGTTGTCGGCCTCGGCGGGCATCACGGAAACACAACTGGCCACGCACACGAAAGCGGGCTGGTATGGCGGGACGACACCTGGGACGGGGATTGCGGCAGGCTTGACGGTCTATCTCAGCCCGCTAGGCGCACACGCCACAGAATCCTCGACGGCGGTCGTGATCCCCATTGCCTCGGTGCTGAAACGGTTGCGCGTAGTGGCGGATGGCAGCCCGGGAGCGGGTAAGTCATTCGTCTACACGCTGCGCGTCAACGGGGTTGACCAGACGGTGACGGCGACGATGGCGGATGCCGCAACGACCGCCTCGGACTCGACGCACAGCGTGACGGTGGCAGCGGGGGATACGGTGTCGGTCAAGCTCGTGACCTCCGCAGGCGCGTCCACACGCGAACATGCGGTATCGCTGGATGTGACGACGTAGGGCAATGGCCGACTATTCCGCCCTCAACGCGAGACTGGCCGCCATCCCGGGGTATCTCGGCGCCGTGCAGTCGGCGAGCCCGTATGTGCGGGGTCAGGTGGCGAGGCAGTTCGCCGCGCAGGCGGGTATTCCCTGGACGGATGTGCCGTCCGGGGCGGTCAACGAGCGCGGCGAGTTCTACGACCCGAACGCGGACCACTGGTATAGCGATCCGCGCGTGGTGGGGCCGTTGGCGGTAGGTGGCGCGTCGTTGGGGTTGGGACTCTTCGCTGCGCCCGCCAGTGCGGCGGCGGGCGGGTCCAGCGCGGTGGGAAGCTCGGCGCCGATATGGGGCGCAGCAGTGCCGGGAGGACTTCCGGCAGGGATCACGATTCCGACAGCCGCGACATCAGCGGCGGCGACAACAGGTGGAACTATGGGATTGTGGAGTAGCGTCGGCATGCCATCGGCCCTCAACGCGGGGGCGTCCATTGTGGGGTCGCTCATCAATGCCCACGCGGCGGGGAACGCCTCCAAAGAGCAGGCGCAAGCCGCACAAGCCGCGCTCGACTTCATGAAGCAGCAGTATGGCGATGCGATGCAGCGCAACCAGCCGTACTTCACGGCCGGCACGAACGCCGTACTGGGGTTGTCTAATTTGCTCGGCCAGCAGACGGCGATGCAGGGCAAATACGGCACGACCGTCCGGCCATTGACCCTCTCGGCCCTCTCGACGCAGACGCCCATGCAGGCGGCTCCGCAGCCCGTCTCGACGACGCAGCCGGTGCCGATGGGGGGTCTGATGGGGCGAACGATGCAGGCCGCCCAGGCGGGCGTGCAGGCCCCACAGGGCCAAGTCGCCATGCGGGCGCCGAATGGGCAGGTGTCGTATGTGCCGTCTTCGGCGGTCGGGCACTATCAGTCGCTCGGCGCGACGGTGATCGGAGGCTGACATGCAGTTGGATTTCAACGACCCGACGCAGAACGAGGACTGGTTCGCCAGTAATCCGCCTCCGGCGCAGTCGGCGCAGCCTGACCCGTTGGCCGGTCGGTATCCCTTGGTCGGACCTGAGAACGTCCCGAACCAGAACGCGGCGGCGATTAACGCCGTCTATCAGTCGGACATCAAGCGGGCGCCCACGCAGGCAGAGTTCCTGTCTGACATGGACAATGCCTACCGCTACGGCACGCAGGGCTCACTCCTGAGCGACATTGCCGCGCGTGGGCACAACACGCCCGGCGGTGTCGCGCAGGACGACGGGAGCGGATTGTCGGGTGGGCCGGCGATGCCGAACCTGTCGCAGTTCGCGTCTCCGCAGTCGCTCCAGCCGTGGACCGGCACGTTCACCGCCCCGACCGCGCAGGACGCGATGAACTCGCCGGGGTTCCAGTTTGACCTCAAGAACGGGTTGGCAGCCATTCAGCACAGCGCAGCCGCGAAGGGCACGCTGCTAACGGGTGGCACGATGAAGGCGTTGAATGACTATGCCCAGAACAGGGCGAGTCAGGAATACCAGAACGTCTACAACCGGGCCTATAACGAATACGACACGGCACGACAGAACTTCCTGACCAATGAAGCCAACCGCTACAACTCCCAGCGGAACAACCTGCTGGATCAGTGGGGCATCAACTCGGACTACTTCAACATGGGACGGGTCAATCGGCTGGACGATTTCAACATCTTCAACACGAATCGGGCCTTTGACTATGGAACGTTCAACGACAACCGGAATTTTGTCCGTGGGCTGAACCAAGACAGCATTCTGAACAACCTCAATCTGGCGGCGCTTGGCAAGCCGCCCGCGCCGAGCCTCTGATGAGCACGGTCAGCAACCTCACGGATCTGATGCTGCGGGTCGGGGATGCTCGCGCCGCGGGCATTCTTGGTCGGGCGCAGGCATTCACGCCAGCCATTACGAGCCTCGGCCAGCTTGCCAGCAATGTGCAGCAGGCGCAGCGGGCGCAGGAGGATCGCGCCCGGCAGATCGCGGAGCAGGCGCAGATTGGCAAGCTGCGGGATGCCCAGATTGCCCAAATCAACCAGGGCATGGACTTCGCCAGCCGTGATCAGGCCGAACAGGATAAGGCCCGTACGGAAGCGCGACATGCACAGGCCATCGGCAATTGGCTCACGTCAATTACGGCGGCTCCACCTGACGCGCAAGCCGGCATCTACGCACAGGGCCGATCGGCGCTCGCGCAGGCTGGCGTGTTGGATCAGCAAGACTTGGCGACCATTCCCGAACAGTTCCAGGGTCCGACGTGGGTGAAGGGCCAGATGGCGCGGCTGATGCCGGCCGTCGAGCGATACAAGGCGCTGTTCCCTGAAGAGAAGCCGATCGCCGTCAATGGGTCGCTGGCAACCAAGCAGCCGGACGGCTCCTACATCTTCCAGTCGGCTCCGCAGACGCCGCAGCAGTTGGCGGACGCGGCTGCCAAGAAGGCGGCCGAAGACCGCGCCAATGCGGCCCTGGACGAAACCAAGCGCCACAACAAGGCGATGGAAGCTCGGCCGGTCGGTGGAGCGCCAGTCGCTAGCACGTCGGATGTGGCGCTCGCGGTGCAGGGCATGAAGGACGGCACGCTACCGCCCATGCTGCCCGGTCGAGCCACGAAGGAATACATGGCGACGATGGCCGAAGCGAAGCGGCAAGGCTACGACCTTGCCACGGCGGCGACGGATTGGGCGGCCACACAGAAACACATCGCGACATTGAACGGGAATCAGCAGACGCGGCTGAACCAGTCCATCAATGCGCTGCCCGAACTACTCGACACCGTGGACGCGCTCGCGGCGAAATGGAAGGGCGGTCGGTTTCCGATCCTGAATCGTGCGAACCTCGCCGCCGCAAAGAACGGCGCGTATGGCGACCAGGTGGCGACGGTCGCGAGGCAATTGGACAGCCAGATTGCCGATATTACCGCCGACCTCGCGAATGTCTACATGGGCGGCAATTCCCCGACAGACCACGCCATTGAACTGGCGAGTAAGAGCCTGTCTGGGGACTGGAGCGAAAAGGTTCTGAAGGACATGGTGGCGCTGGCTCGGAAGAACGTGACCATCCGCCAGAACTCCATTCGGAATACCGGCGTGCAGGGGGCAAGTGCCGGGAACCAGTATGCGCCGGCCCAGGCCGCGCCGGTTGCGCCACGCACCATCCGAGCGCGCGATCAGCGTGGCGTGCTTCATGAAGCGCCAGCCGGGACGGCTCTCCCGGCTGGATGGAAGATGGAGCCATAATGCCGGCGCCTGGATGGACGGTCGTGCCAGAAGCGGCGGCTGGCTGGACGCCTGTCGCAGAGCCGACGCCAGCACAGCCACAGCAGTCGCGCGTCGGTCGCGCATGGGATACCGCCAATACGCCCCTGCTTCCCATTGTGGGGCAGGCGGCGCGGGCCATTGCGAATCATCTCGACACCGCCGACCGCAATACCAAGCAATCGATCTTGGAATGGTCCACGCTGTCGGACGTGGCGCGGAATCTCTGGCAGCATCCGACCGAGACGGTGCGTGGTGCCGTGGCGGGGATGGTCGAGGGCGGCGGCAACATCGTCGAGTCGATGACCTCTCCCGTTGGTATCGCGCTCACGTTGTCAGGGCTGACGCCGGACAGCGCCATTGTCAAAGAGGTGCCGGCACTTAAGGGGCTGCTCGCTTTGCCGAAGGTGCAGGCGCTCCAGCGGGCCGTCCAGGGCACGACGAGTGCCGCGATGGTGACGCATGGCGGATCGCGCGTGCTGAATGGCGATGTCGCTGGCGGGTTGGGCGAGATAGCAGGAGGATCGCTCGGAGTCATCTCAGCCGCCACGCCGCGCACGCCGAAGCCGCAGACGCGCCCGTCGCGCTTGACGCCAGCCGAGCAGGCCTCCAATGCCTTTGCCGAGCGTGAAGGCGTGCCGCTCGATGCGGCGACGGCCACGGGTAGCCGGTATCTACGGAATGTCCAAAAGCGGGCGGCGAACAGTCTCGGCGCCGAGGGCCAAGCCGAAGCCTTGATCCAGAAGCAGGCTGAAGCGTTGAGCGCGACGGGCCAGAAGCTCGCCAAGCAGGTCGCGCCGAACGTGCAAGGCACGGAAACTGGCTACGACGTGGGCGCTGGTATTCGTGATGTGCTCACGAAGCAGATTCGCGACCTCAATTCCGAGTCGGACGCAGCCTATAGCAAGGTGCGCGCAGCGGAAGACGCACAGATCGCCAATGCGCCGATCGTCCGCTCGAGAACCGTCGAGCCATCGGCGACCATTGATCGCTTGTCGGCGTTGGGTGAACGTCCATCGTCTGACGCGGTGGCGCGCGTGCTTTACGATGATGCGGTATCTCAGGGATATGGGGGCACATTTCGAGAATTTCAGCCATTAGCGGCCGAGAAGATCGCCACGGCTAATGGCCTACGTGAGGAAATGGCGTCGATGCGCGGAGACTATAACCCGCGCAGCATTTTGGAAGCCGTTGCCGACGAGGGCGGGATCAGTCTTGCGAAAGAAACGGGCCTAAAAGGCGAGATCCGGAGATGGCTGGAGGGGCAAGATCGAACGGTCGTCAAGGGTCGGCAATCACAAGAAACCGGGTTGCGCGGTGCCACGACGAAACGTGCCACGGGTGGCCTCAATGGTGTGCGTGGCGTGGTCTTCCCTGACCGTGGGCATTCGCTTGAGTCGATGGCGGAGCGGTTACGTGAATCGTATCCAGAGTTCCGGCATATCAGCGGCCCGTCAGACTTGGCGGATGCCATTGAAACCGCCGCGACATGGAAGGGCAATACAAGCGGCGAAGATTTGGCACAGTCGCTTGAGGCGGTAGGCGCGGGGCCTGGGACGAAGTGGTGGTCCGGTGACGTGCGAGAAGCCACGCGGGCGACGACGGAGCCGCAGCCGTCATTGCGGCAAGTTCCAAGCGCAGTTCGATTAACTGAAGCACGTTCTGATCTGGCGCCTTTGTATCAGTCATTGAAGCGGGAAGCCGCACTAACGCCGCTCATGGGCGGGCGGGGTCGGCTGCTGGTGGCGCTGGACAAGATCATGCAAGGGCCAGATGTGGCGCGCTTGTCCGATGTCGATAGCGTGCTCTCTGACCTCAAAGACGCCGCACGGGCGGACATTCCTGAATTGCGAACCAAGGCGCAGGGTGGGTATGCGAGAGCAGTCAGCGCGTTGGATCGGCAGGTGACGGCTGCGGCCGAACGCGGCGGCGTCCTCGATGCGCTCAAAGAGGGGCGAGCCGCCACAGCCCTGAAGTATCAGAAAGCCGCCACGCTAGATCTGTTGTCGGATAACCCACAGACCGTCTTCGAGTCCGTCACGCGACCGGGCAATAAGGGCTTGAGCAATCTGATCGAAGTGCGCCGGCAGACGCCCGATCAGATACCCAACATTGGGCGCGCCGTGGTGTCAAACCTAGTCGAAACCGCGTTTGAGGACGGCAAGCTCTTGCACGCCCAGAAAGCCTCGGCGGGATGGAACAAGATGAGCGATGCCACCAAGGCGATCTTGTTTCCCGACCCGAATCTACGGAAAGACCTCGGCGACTTCTTTCTGCTCATGAAGCGCGTTTCGGAGAACCCGAACCCATCCGGCACCGCCACGACATTGGGCACGAATCTGATCACGCAGGCGATGGTCGCCCCGGTCGGGAAGCTGCTCTATTCGCCCGGTGGCGTGCGGTTCCTGACGGCCATGTTGAGGCAGCAGGCGCCGGC